GAAAATTTTATAGATTATACAAATGGTTATTTAATTCCTGGTATTCTACCAGAAATAAGTACCCAAAATTTTATAACAAATGGTGATTCTTTATCTGTTGATTGGAGTACTATAGAAAATGTAGATTTAAGAACTTCTCAAAATTTTTCAGTGAATATAATGTATAATGGAAAAATTTGTGGAAAATACTATGTTGATAATTCGTATAGAAAATACATAAGAATAGATCTATATATTTTAACTTCTGGAGGAACTCCTACTAATACTGGTTATAATACTACATTATTGACTACTGATATGTTTAACACAGTAAGGAGACTTAATTTAAATTACAAAACTCCTAACTTTAGAACTTATAAAAATTCCAGATGTAGATTAACTGCAGTCAGTTTCATCTAAGGAAACAAAAGAATGACAACAAAATTAAAAGATTTGTTACCTTATATTTTACCTGAAAGTTTAAAAATTAATAAACTATACTTAGATGTGGTTCAAATAATAGGAGAGGCTATAGATGAAAATTTACCTACTGCTGTTAATATAAGTAAAATAGTAAATTCTAAAAATCCTGAAATAAAAACTGAGTTATTAAAAACATATTTAGAAAGCATATATTTTGCGTTTAAAAAAGTTATTACAGATGATACTGTAGTAAAACGTTTAGCTAGAGCATATAATGATTTAGGTATGCAATATATTCCTATAAGTGAAACCGATTTTGTTAAAAATATTGATGTTTCAGAATACTTTTGTACTGCAAAAGAGTGTAAACAAAGTAAAGGTAAAGCTACTAGTATAGAGTATGCTTACAATTTACTTAGAAAAATGGGTGTTCAACCACTAGATAATAGTGAAGAAAGTATAGACCCTGCATTTTCTATAAAAGAAGGTACTGAAAGTAATCCTAATGAACCTTTTACATTTACTGTTACTGGTTCGTTGTATAAAGAAATATACGAAGCAGCAGTAAAACCTATAGTTCATCCAGTAGGTTTTGGATATATTTATTATAGATTAGCACAGTTAAATCTTATAGATTATGTAGATTTATGTATTACTTATAAAGATGTTGTTGTAAAAGTGAATTGCTCATCAGGTATATCAGATGATTACTCAAATATTCCAGTTATTAATATAAATGAAGAAGCAGATGAATACTCTAACTCAAAAATAACTATAGTATTTTCTAATAATACTAAATTAATTAAAGATTTTTCTGGTCTAGTAACTCTTTATAATATAGATAACACTATTATAAAACAATATTTTTCTGGTTGTTCATTACTCTTAAAGTATAATATAGAAATAAAAACTAGATTAGAAGAATCGACAACTGTAGAAATTGAAGATATTGATTATTATGATTTAGTATATTGTAAACATACTATTCCTCCTATAGGAGATACATTAATTACAGGTATGTTTACTGTAGATGAACATTGTGAAGATACTATAGGTGAAAGGTTATTTGTTGATGAATTTATGGTAGGAATACCGGCTCAAAATGTAAAAAATCTAGAAGACTTCTTAGAATATTATATGGAATATGATAACCCAAAAGATTTAGTTTTTGAAAGAGATACAAATAAAGCAATTATAGGTAATTCTGATCTTGTAGTAAATGAGTTTATAATACATGAAAATGAAGTAGTTATAGGTGATTTTAATCTTGCATTAGATGGATTTATAATAAATGGCGATATTTTAAATGGAATTATAGAAGGCTTTGAAATAGAAGAAATTCATATATAAATAAAATAAAAAGGATATTATATGTTTAGTGATACAATAAAAGTAAAAGGTTTTTTTAGTATTGAAAGATACGATGCATATACTAATACTTTATTAGATGTTTTTGATAATCAAAATTTAGTTATGGATGTAGGTAGAAGTAAACTTGCTAGTATGAGTGCAGGGTTTTCTAACAATTTTATAAACAAAATAGTTTTAGGGACAAAAGGGCATGTTAATGGTAATTTGTTACAACCTAAAACAGAAGCAGATGGGTTTAATTCTTCATTAACTAAACTATTTTCACAAGCCGACTCTAGTTTTAACTACACTATCAACTTTACTCCTACAACTAATGGAGGACAAGCTTTAGTAGTAGAAGATACAAAAGGAGCAGGTAGTACAGTAACAGTTACTCAAACTGATAATATAATAAATTATGAAATAGAATTAAACGAAAATGCTGGCAATATTGTTGATAGTACTGTTGGTTATACCGAAGCAGGTATGTTTATGGATTCTACTCTTTTTGCTATGAGAACTTTTCCTGTTCGTAGCAAAGATTCGGGAACCAGATTCAAAATTAAGTGGTCATTTGTATTCTAATGGCACATATAGAATTTTTAAAAAAAGAATTAGGTGTAGGATCTTGGAGCAACAAATTCCAAGTAGATATACCTATACCTTTTATTTTGAAAGCCAGCAATTTTATTAGTGGATTATTTGGTGGTGGAAATAGTAATTCTGATATAACAGATAGTATAAGATTATTAGCAAGAGAAATCAATATTCCAGGGAGGGCTATAGATACTATAGACATATGGCATCGAGGACATCCTTTTGTAGTAAGAGGCATGGCAAATAATCCAAAGGAATGGAAAATAACTTTTTATAATCAGTCTGGATTAGATTTAAAGTCTTTTTTCGATGATTGGATATATAAAATGGATATGGTAGGAAGTAATATACTTGATACTGCTTTTCCAAATAATGCGCTTGGAGCTTTTGGAATAAGTTCAGGATATATGGTTGATATTAAAATATATAAGTTACAAGCAAATGGAGATAGAGTAAAAGGATACAAATTAAGATATGCTTTTCCTAAAGAAGTATCTAATACAGATTTAAAAGGAGATAGCAAACCAAGCATATCTGAATTAACTGTTACTTTTGCATATTCTTATTGGGAAGAAGCACCAGTAGAAGATGGAATAATTAATGAATTATTGGATGAAGCAAGTGATTTACTAGGAGATATTATAGGATAAAAAGAATAAATACCTATATAATTATTAAAATTGGAGAAAAATAATGGCATTTTATACAGTAAATGATTTAAAAGGAGCTTTAGGTGGCGGCAATGCTGCTATGAGCAATAAATATGCAATAGTATTTGGTACTCCTGCAGGTGATCCTTCTCTAGCTTTAGGTCCTGATGCACCTATATTGTGTAGTGCAACTTCATTCCCTTCTAAAAAAATAAACGAAGTAGATGTATGGGTACAAGGAAGAAAATTGGTTCTACCTGGAGACACTGCTTTTGAAAGTGAATGGAAACTAACTTTTTATCAAAAAGCAGACCATAACTTGAGAAAAATGTTTATTAAATGGATGAACGAAATAGATAACTATTCTAATAACACTCATACATGCGACCCTTCATCACTTATGATAGAAGCAGAAGTACATCAATTAAGTTGTGACGGTGTAGTTGCTGCTAAATATAAGTTTTTTAATATGTTTCCTGCTGATATAGGAGAAATAGCATTAAGTGCAGACGCAGTACAAAGTACACAAACTTTTACAGTATCTTTCAGATACAGTCATTGGGATATTATATAATAGTTATATACAGAAGAGCTTTACTAAGCTCTTCGATATATAGTTAAGGATTTTATATGAATTTAGATTTGCCAATAGATGAACGAGGAAGAACATTAGACAGTAGTGGAAAAGGAGTATGCTTTGAAGGAATGGTAGGTTTACTCCCTGAAAATGTTTCATTACCTCTTACTCCTACACATTATGAAGAAATATATAAATGTTCTGAAGACCCTATCTATTTTATAGAAAATTACGTAAAAATATTTTCATTAGATGATGGTTGGATAAATCCAAAATTACGTCCTTATCAGATAGGTCTTTTAAAGCATTATATGCAAAATAGATTTAGTAATGTTATGATGGGAAGACAGAGTGGTAAAAGTGTTACTACTATTATGTATTTATTATGGTTAATTATATTTAAACCTGATACTGTAGTAGGTATATGTGCAAATAAAGAAGCAATGGCATCAGAAAACTTACAAAGACTGAAAGATTTCTATGAACTAGTACCT